CTTGTACTCCGTTTGCACATTCCTGTTCTCCGCCTCCATACGGCGGTAGTGCTCCTTCTCTTGCTGCCGGAAGCGAAGCGCGCGCGTATAAGTCTCGTCTGCTCGCCCAGCGAGCTGTGGACCGAGCGGCTTTCCGTAGGTGCGCGAGATGTCCTCGAGGTACGAGCTCTGCAGGCCCCAGAGACGCCCACCGCGCGCGGCTTGGAAGAACGGGTCGTTAGCCATTGTGTCAAAGGCTCAGTTGGAAATTCTAGATTCCGTAATTCAGGCCCGGGTATGATCCCGTGTATGAAGCAAAGGGGTTGGCACTGCTCCCCCCGTACATGTTTTCCCACATTTGGACCTGAATTGGCACCCTTAGTCCGAAGATGTTATCCGCAAGTCCATCCGCTGTTGCTCTCGCCATACGCGCCGCGGGGTCGAAACCACCAGCCTTATCTATGTCCGCCATGACCCTGGCCCCTTCGAGAGTACTTGCTAGACCCGAGGCCATCTTTGCTCCTTGAGTGACAGTCTTACCCGCCTGCTGCCATCGAGTTCGCGCGGTTTCAAGCGGGCGAGGCACAGTTTCAATCTTTACTTCTTCCGTGCGGCCACCCCCTAGGCCGCCGCCGCTGCTATCGCCACCTCCCCCTAGGCCACCGCCGCCGCCGCCGCCGCCTCCTCCTCCACCGCCACCTCCGCCCCCTAGGCCGCCACCGCCGCCGCCGCCGCCGCCTGGACCACTGTAGCCAAGGCCGCCGCCGCCACCACCAGCCGGAGCAGCACTAATGCTCTCTTGACTGGGCGCACCGCTCTTAAAATGGTGTGGCATATTACCATACTGTGCGCGATTCACGTCGTCCATGGTCGTGCGCGTATCAATGCAAACTGCATCGGACAGCGGTCGCTTCTTTACCCAATGCTTGAAGTACATCCACGCCTGCTCCAAGTTCTGTGGCCCGAACTCCGCCAGGAGATTCATGTCCAAGTCCGCCGTTTTCGCAGTTATCTCCTTCTCGCGCAGATACTCACGAACTCCGTCCAAGTGAGTCAGTGAGGTCTTCCCCCACCAGGTAGGTGTCCATCCGTCGAGTTGATCCCCAACGTCATACTGCTGACCATTGTCGATGTCATCATACTCCTGTAGATGGCGGCGGATCGGGCGGCCTGGCTGATTCCTGTGTACATCGGGAGTCGCGTTGTCATCATGGCGACCTTCCAGCCATTGCACGAACTCCTGGCGAAGACACTCGTCCGCCTCCTTCTTGTAGTTCTCTACCTGTGCGTCCATTAACACCTTATTAGCGTTCTGCACTTGTTGAGCTTGATGAACCGGGGTGTTACCCCAGGCATAGTTGAGATTGGACAATTTGTTATCCAAATACTTCAGCTCGTAATCCTGCCATGCATGCGCAGTTGCAGCCTCGCGACGCGTTCCTACAGAGCCGCCATTGTCTACTGACGCTGGGCCGCGACCCTGCCAGTTCCACGGCATTTCTTCTGGTAAGTGTACTTTAGAACTTATGGATCTCGTGGTACAATTGCACCGTCCTTCTTTTCAAAGTCCCACCATCGCCAATTACTGTCAACATTAGTTAGTACGCGCCCGGCATTATAGCCCAATCGCGCACATGCACGTCTTCTGTCCCCAATGCCAAGCACGCACTCCTGCGCTCCCTCGAGGCTTTTGAAGATAGCATAACCCCCGCCAACTAAGGAGCTAGCCCAGTATTGCAGTGTGAAGAGCGGGTGTGTCCATCGCGCTCTGTCTATTATGAAGCCTGCGGGGTGGAAAAGCGGGGCTGTCATGCGCCTGAAATTATAGCTTTCACCCTCGCGACGGTAATCCAACCACTCCTGGTTCACCTGCCGCGTGCCCATCCACTCGGGGAGGGAGAGTGGTCCGCCCAAGAGCACATCGTTAGCTCTCCGCACTACCCGCTCTACTATGCCAGGCCCTTGATTATGTCTATACTTCCACACTAACCAAGTGGATGCATCACTACAGAGTGGATCGTTTGCCTCCGCCGCACTGCACGTGTGCCGCGCGTAGTTTGGGTCAGGTGGTTTAAATAGGAAACTTGGTAATACGGGGGGGCCATAACCCATACGAGCTTGGAAATTCGCGGGGATTTCAAAAAAAGCAAAGAAGAACTTCCTCCAGGCGCTAAACGAACCTGTCTGGAAAGGGTTGTCGATAGCGGCACCGTAAACAAATGGTGTCCCGAGCATCAACCCTGCGAGCATTCGTCTCGGTCTCGGGCGGTAGAGCGCGTCGGCATATGGCCCTTCTTCAAGCCCCAAGAAGGCTGCCCAAGATTCTCTCTGTCGTGGTCCGCGCCGACGGGGCATCTTTTGTTTGTCCTCAGCTGAGAAATTCTAAGTACTGAGCATGCAGTCAGATGGACCTCGAGCAGCGCACGGATGCGTGGCACGCCGCTCGGCGCGGGAAGCTCACTGCATCGAACCTCGGCGCGCTCTTGGGTCAAGTCTCCTACACGAGCCGTGCGGAGGCGTTCCGGCGCGCTCTGGGCACTGACGACTTCCAAGGGAACGAGGCGACCGAGTGGGGCACAGTGAACGAGCCCAACGGGATTGCCTACTACGAGCAAGTCACTGGGAACATGGTAATTGAGACTGGTCTGCACACTCATCCAAACTTCAATTGGATTGCGGGCTCCCCTGACGGGCTCGTCGGTACTGAGGGCATGGTCGAGATCAAGTGTCCCTACTACAAGCGCACACCACACACTGAGATCCCTGGGCACTACTACATGCAAATTAACGCGCTCCTCGAGTGCACAGGCCGAGATTGGTGCGACTACGTCTGCTGGACGCCCCAAGCGACCTCAATCTACCGAGTCTACCGCGACACGGCGCTCTTCAACGAGCTGTGGTACTACTACTCGGACATCTACATGGCGATTAGGGGCGAGTGGCAAAGTCCCCCACCACTCGGACCCGGCCAAAAGAAGGAGATCGCGGAGCTCGTGCGCCTGAGCATGTGGATTAACGTGAACCGCGAGTTCTGGAGCCGCCAGACGCTCCGGGACGCGCAACCTTCTTCTGACCCCTTCGACGAGATGCTCGATGCGCCTCCGGACGGCGCTAACAGTCGCAAGCGGTCGTTCGTATCCTTCAATGAAGACGGACTCGCCCCTCAGGGAAGTGACCAAGTGTAGACTCGAACTAGCAAAGTGGCGCGCAAACTTACTGTTCACTGAGCGCAGCGCAGTGAGCAAGCGCGCCTTTCGGAACTTTGCAGTGCGCAAGTACCGCTGCAAACCCCAGCAAGTGACATTTGACGACAAGGGCGCGCTTCGGCGCCTCCAGGGGGCGATACTCAGCTACAGCGACGACCCGGACCTTAATGGGCAGACTAGCGAGACGCAGATCGAGATCATGTACCAGTGGAGCACGTGGGCGGAGTTGGTCACTGTGCTCCTTCACGAGGCGATGCACAATTGGTGCCGCGTCCGGGGCAAGTTCATGCACACGGAGAACGAACACTGGTGTATGGGTCGGTTGGGCGAGCCTAACGAGAGTTAATAATCTAAAAGAGTAGAAAACGAGCACATGACCCAGCAACCCCGTGGCGCGTGCCTCTCAGACTTCAATCCACGCCCCGACGTGCACTCAGTGCCCTTCCTCGGGCAAGTCGAGAAGCTCGCTCACTATGCTCATAACATGTGGAGCGACGAGCCGCAACCCCGACGAGCCGACGGGATCAAGCAGAGCTACGGGAGCGGAACCCCGACACTCAATGGCGCGAAGACGAATTGGGCGGGAATCCCGGTTCCCGCGCAGTACTTTCAAAAAGCGAGCACTAGTGCAGGTGACGTGTACCTTCCGGTCGAGTCAGAAAGCAAGCACTTCCTCCCTTCAGTCTCAGACCTGACCACGAGTCTCTACGACACACGCCTCCAAGCCACACCAGATCGCTACTACCCATGAACAACAAGCAGTACACGCCCTACGACAAGTTCCCCGTCGACGAGGTGCGCTTCACGATGGGCCAGGACCGGACCAACAAGACGACGATCAACATGTCCGTCGGCGCCATGAGCGCTCAAGTCTGCATTGTCACTCCCGCTGCAGTGACGAACTGGCCCCGGGTCACTGGGGACGGGAACTTCGGGACCATGTGGGGTCCCACGGACATCCAGAAGGCCAAGTACTCGCTCGACCTCACGGACGGGCTCATCGACGGCGCGCACCCCGTCTACTTCACCGAGTTCTCTGAGCTGCTCGAGAGAGTGGACGACCAGCTCCTGCACTTCGTCTACGAGAACCAGCTGCGCATCCTCGGGCGCAAGAACCTCTCGAAGGACGAGGTGAAGATGCTCCAGATCCGCTCTGTGCGCCCCAAGTACGACAAGATCTCGGGTGTGCTCACGGGACACTCGGTGCAGCTGAGCACGGCCAAGTTCGGCTGGGACGGCCTCGGGGGCCGCCAGGAGCGCAAGATCAACGTCTGCGACCTCAACTGCAAGGTGGTCCAGGAGGGGCTCGTCTGCCCTGGCGACGTCGTCGCGGCGACCATGTACGCGAACCAAGTCTACACTGGGGTCGGCGGTGACAAGTTTGGGATCCACTGGGGCTTTGAGGACGTGCAGGTGATCGCGCAGCGCGCAAAGCTCGAGTACAAGACCGAGGTTCCCGCCTTCTCGATGGCGCAGTACCCCTTCGCGGCCCCGTACGACACGCCGAAGCCCATTGCGACCGAGACGGCGCCCGATGCGATGCAGTTTTCTGACTGAGCGCTAAGTGAAGAATGGCACCTAAGGAGAAGAAGAAGCCAGAGGAGAGTGCACAGGGCGCGACGAACCCACGCGTAGCGGACAAGGTGAATGAGAGTGGACCCGGGAGTGTGCAGCAAGGGCCCCGAAAACAGTACGGGAAGCACGCGACGATGCCAGTGTTAGCAGCGGACCAGTACGCTGAGGTGATTCTCCCGGACCTAACAGAGTTTAACCCCGAGGACATTAAACTGGATGGCACGATAGTAGCGTGCGGGAAGCGGCGCACAGGGAAGTCCTGGATCTTCCGGAACCTCATGTACCTCATGAAGGACAAGATCCCCGCGGGGATCGTGATTAGCCAGACAGACGAGCTGAATAAGTTCTGGCGGCAGTACATCCCCGCGAAGTTTATCTACCCGCACTACGAGCCCGAGATCTTGGACGCCGTGTTCAAGCGCCAGAAGAAGATCTTGAACGATAACTCGCTCACGGACGAGGAGAAAGATAAGAAGGCACCCTTCTTCATCCTGCTCGATGACGTGATCAGTGACCAGCGCCTAAAGTATGATCCGAACCTCATGGAGCTCTTCGTCGCGGGACGGCACTACCGACTCTTCGTACTGATTACGACGCAGTACGCAAAGGCGATCACTCCGACGATTCGGGGTAACACTGATTACGTCTTCATTATGAAGACAATCCAGCAGAGGCAGCGCGAGGCGCTCTGGGAGGACTTTGGGGACTTCCTAACGAAGGACGCCTTCTCGCAGATCCTTGACGCGTACACAGAGGACAACGAGACGCTCGTGATCGACACGTGCCCGGAGCATTCAGTGGATCCCTTAGAGATGATCCACTGGTGGAAAGCCGAGGACCCGGGCGAGTTCCACATGGGCTCGAAGGAGTACTGGGAGTCCGCGATGCAGGACACTGCAATCCCTCCAAAGGAAGGGAAGGAGAGTGCAGCGGACCTACTGACCGTGAAGGACTTTATGCCGCAACCGTGGTCACAGCTGATCTAGCTCCCTTGGGGTCGCCGAGGGGGTCTCTAGGTGCAGCTCTCTAGCAGGAATGACATCTCTAACGATCTCAAAGCCACAACAGCGAATACGCGTGCAACGGGATTTTAGAATACACATACCACAACCTCCGAGTGCGGAAAAGAGCACTCCGGCTGCAGTCAAGAGGAAGGCTTGGTTCTCACTAACGAACTCGCTCATGCCTACTTCACCCCCCTTCAGAACTATTTCTGAGTGTCTAGTCACTACTAGAGCGAAATGGCATCCACCGGGCGGTTCATCCAGGTCTCAATGACACACACGGTCCTCGGGCTCGTGATCGGCGCGACAATCGAGGGCTTGCTCCCTCGCTTCAATGCCGACGCTTCTTTAGCAAGCCTAGCTTTTGAAACGCTGGTGCAGGCGGGGCTGAACGGCGTGGCTCTGGCTTTGGTCGCCGAACCTTTGCAGGCGGGGGACGTAACATCGGGCCTGCCGTTCTCCATGGCCCTATTCCAGGCGCAGGGCGGATTGTCGGCACGCGTCGAGCACCTAGCTGCTGTAGTAAAAGATCAGGTCGCTCAAGGTGTACAGCGAACGGGGTCACAGGCTGCAGCTCTGTAAACTCCCAGCCGATTGAGGGGAGCATCGCCGCGTACGTCTCCTCGAGCTGCGCGAGCTTCACCTTGGACTTGATGAGCGGGAAGAACATGCAGAACTGTGCGCACCCGAGGCGCTGGAAGAGGCGGCAGAAGACGTAGTTGTAGTTGAGGAAGTTCTTGCGCGTCTCGGGCCGGTTCGACTCGAAGGGCCTCTGGAGCTCCTGGAAGTCGCGGTCGAGGTGCGTAATCAGCGAGGGCCCCGGGACCGGGGGAGCGACCCCCGTGATCCGGAAGATGATCTGCAGCCACTTCTCGATGTAGAGCTGCATGTTCAGAGATCGGAGTAC